GGTCTAAACGAAGATGTTATTGATTTTAACATAGGTTATAAAATGGCATTTTTTGAAGCAATGGCTTCGGATTTAGGACAACTAGGTTTAGGCGCAAGGGGCGCAGCTTCTGGAGAAACAACAGATAAAGGCAAACCTCCTCCAACCAATAGAGCTCCGCCCGGAATAGGGCCAGGCGATCCTAAAGATCCAAACGAGTCACACGTAAGGCAAGTAGAATCTATTAATCAAAATAGACAAAGTGCCGGCGGCGTAAGAGAAGGTCAAACAGATTCTCACAAAATCCGTGTTGCTGAAATGTTTAATGAAGCACTAACAAATTCAGTTTCAGACTTAATTAATGCTGAAATGGAAATATGGGGAGATCCTTATTTTATTCCAGATAGCGGAATGGGCAATTTTACCGATGCACAAGTTGTACCTGGCTTAACTCAAGGCGGAACTATTGAAACTTTTAACAACGAGAATTTTGTAATTGTTAATTTTAGATTACCGTACGATTATGATCAGAATACTGGATTAATGACTTTCTCAAGAATGCAAAGAAGATTTAGCGGTCTTTATGAAGTTATCACAGTAACTAATAAATTTAAGAACGGCCAATTTACACAAACTTTAGATTTAATGCGTAGAAGATCTCAAAGTGATGAAGGTACTGGAGATACTCAGTCTATTAGAGAAGATCCTCTAACAGATTTGTCTGAAGGCGGCAACAATGAATTCCAAGGAACTGGAGGCCCAATTGGCGGAAGAGAACAAGGAAGATTAAGTGATGATCCAGGAAGTGGAAATAGTGCTCAAGGCTCAGCCGGTGCAAATGCAGTTAGATCTAATCCAGATATAGCACCGACAGGTCCACCAACAGGAACAACGCCTCCTAATATAAGTTATGTAAGCAGCTTCGGCGGCAAAACTAGAAATCAAGCAATTCAACCTCAGTTACTTAGTATTTTACAATCTGCTGCTGAAGCAGCAGGTGTAAGAGTTGAAATTTCGAGTGGCGGCCAAGATGTTTATCCAAATGGAAGACGGGTAGGGTCTCAAAGACACGATGCAGGATATGCTGCTGATGTTATATTGTATGATGGCGATAGGAGACTTAGAGTGAATGATCCTGAAGAATTATCGATTGTCCAAACTTTTATTCGTGCAGCAAAAGCGGCAGGAGCAACTGGCGTCGGCGCCGGCAACGGTTATATGGGCGATCAGACATATCACGTAGATATTGCTGACGGAAATACTCTTAGTCCCGGTATGAGAGGATATGGAGCAAGATATTGGGGAACATCGGACGCAGTATCCGACGGCGCTCCGCGATGGTTAGTTGATATAATGGGATGATATAATGAGAGCACTAATTTCACTAGGATCAGAAGATACAGCAGGAACAAATAGTTCTGAAAATTTATCTTCAATTATAGAAAACTTAAGAGGACAGGGCTTTACTGAGTTTGCTGTTGTTCCGCCTAATGCTGAAATTAATTCTACCAGAGCAAATGAAATTGTAAATGCTGCACAATCTGCAGGAGCTCAAGTAGTTAATGGTGTATTTGATAGCACAAATCCTAATATGTTGTCTCCTACAAGTGTAAGAAGTATCTCTCAAGAATTTGCAGATGCAACTATCATCGGCGACAGAAATGCAGTAAGTTTAAATGGAGGCATTGAAAGTGCCTTAGCAGGTGCTAATCTTTCTAGCACAGCATTAACTAATGCAGTATCGTCAGTTGTAGGAAATCCGGATTTGCTAGATCCGAGAACACTATCAGACACTGGTCTAGCAGAAGGAAGTAGAATATTTTCAGGTGCATATGATCAAGCAACAGAAACATTAAGGAATATTGGAGGAAGGACATTTGTAGTTCCGAGAAACCCACTCGGTGGTATTACAGAAACTGCTTCGGGAACTACACAAGCTTCAGCACCCCCGCCTACTCAAAATAGATTACAATCTGTTTCTACTGTAAGGCCTTGGGTTCCTATTAGACCTAATGAAGATAGATATAATTTTCTAACAGGTAGAAAAGTGTTTAGTGAAGCAGGCGACGGCCCTCCAGGAAACGGCGGAGGCTCCGGCCCAGGACTTGGCGGCGGCACAAGAAATATTCGAGGTGTTAGAGGTACTAGTCCTCCTCAAATAGGACCTCGACAGAACGTACGATCAGTTACTACGACTCAACCGTCTAATTCAGGGGCATATGGACAAACCAATGCCGAAGAAGGAAGATTTGTAAGTGATTCTGGCGAGCAATATACACAATCTGATATAGATAGTATAGAGGCATTAAGAAGTTTTAACACAGATTTAGGCGGCGGCGAAGCCCGAGCAAGATTAACACCAGGCGAGCGTGCTTATGCAACAGAGCAAGGATACATAAACTAAACCGCATACATAATACTTTAATAAATTTTAAAAGTATATAAAATATAGGATATTTAAAAATGAATGAATTAACAAGAACAGGAGCATACGGAAGTCATCACGGCGCCGGCGGTCCGTATGAAGCTATTGTAGTTAATCATTTAGATACTACTTATATGGGTACTTTAGAAGTTGAGCTTTTAAAATATACAGGTACAGGCAATAATCCAGAAAGAACTGGCCAAACACACACAGTTAGATATCTAAGTCCTTTTTATGGAGCAACTCCTCAGCGGCACGAGCAACCAAATGATGGGTATGATTATACGCAAAAATCTTATGGCTTTTGGATGGTGCCTCCGGATGTAGGTACAAAGGTAGTTGTTATGTTTTTAGAAGACAATGCTGCACAGGGTTATTGGATAGGGTGTGTTCAAGATCAATTTATGAACTTTATGTTACCTGATGGCAGAGCTAGTACCAAAGCAACAACTGATGCTACACCTAGTGCTTTGAGAAATTTTAAATTACCAGTAGGAGAATATAACAAAAGAGTTGAAACTGGCGAGGGAAAAGATCCTACTAAGTTTAGAAAGCCATATAATAAAGATTTTACACAAGTTTTAGAAACACAAGGTCTGCTCAAAGATGAAATACGAGGCACAACTACTAGTAGTGCTAGACGAGATATTCCTAGTATGGTTTTTGGGTTTAGTAGTCCTGGACCTCTTGATAAACGTCCCGGAGCTCCGACATATCCTTACGGAAATCAAACATCGAAAGCTGAACAATTTTATAATAGATTAGGAGGTTCTAGTTTAGTATTTGACGACGGAGACGATAAGTTTATTCGTAGAACACATGCAGAAGACGGTCCTCCAGATTATGCAAATGTAGAAGCAGGTGATGTTACTGGCGACCAAACTATACCTCACAACGAATTAACAAGACTAAGAACTAGAACTGGGCATCAAATACTACTACACAACTCGGAGGATTTGATTTATATTTCTAATTCTCGAGGAACAGCATGGGTAGAATTAACAAGTGATGGTAAAATTGATATTCACGCTGATGATAGTATTAGTATAATGACAGCAGCTGACCTTAATATTACAGCAGAACGTGATATCAATATGGAAGCAGGTAGAAATATTAATATGAAAGCTACTGCTAGATATAGCGGCGAACAACAAAACGATGTTAATGGTAACGAGTCCGGTAGAATTCAAATAGAGAGTGTGTTTAATACTAATATTGATGTTGGTAAAGATTACAAACTAACTGTGCATCAGTTTTCAGATACTGTTGTTGAAGACAAAATGAAAGTTCTAGTAAAAGGCGATTATCATTTCCATACAAACAAAAATAGGTATCAGCGTTCAGATCAAATGACTCACGAAACTAGCGGATTTAGTTGGTATAGAGAAAGCGAATCTAATATAAATGATTTAGCAGCAAGTCTCGTGATGATCGACGCCGGCGGCGGCGCAGGTCCGGATATACACCTTAACAGTGGTCTAGCACGACCGTCAGCAGATCCAGAAGATGCTGTAGAAGTTGTACATTTACCAACAATTAATCTTAGTTATGTTCCTCCCGGATCTGGAAATATTGAAATATACGAAAGTATTCTCTGTAGGTCACCGCAACATGAACCTTGGGCTCATCACGAAAATATGAATCCTTTGGCTGTAAAAACTCATGAAACGGATAGAGAATCTCCAGGCGGGTTAGCAGAAACGCCATTTAGACCTTTAACTCCAGATACATTTAGTAAAGGTGGCGACACAAGAGCATTTAACGATGCAAATAGAGGAATCATAGCAGGGCAAGGAGACAGAGTTACAGCAACACCGCCTGCAACCACCTCTCCTCCGGGTGTAGATCCGTTAGGTCCTGATGATGGACTTAGAGGAAGATCAGGTCCAACCGGACAAGTTCCGTCAGATTTATTTGAATTTATTAAAGCTAAAGAAGGATATGGCGAAGAATTGCCAGATGGTAGAGCTAGAGCATTCTGGGATTATGCACAATACAGTATCGGTTACGGCACTAGAGCAACAAGTTCAACTGAAGTAATTACTTCAGAAGAAGCTGAACGTAGATTATCTAGTAGTATCGGAACATTTAGACAAGAAGTTGAACGCTTTGGTCAAGATAATGGATATAGTTGGACCCCTGCACAAATAGATTCTCTTACTAGCTTTGCATATAACCTAGGTACAGGAGCCTTGTCTCAGGTTACAGAAAATGGTACTAGAGATAACCCTACTATTGCGCAAAAAATGTTATTATATGTAAATGCAGGCGGCAGACCTTTGCAAGGACTTATTGAAAGACGTGCTGATGAAAGTGCTTGGTTCCAAAGTGGTATTCAGGGCGAAAGGTAAATATTACTATGAGTAATTTAGAAAAAAACCTCTATAAAAGAGTAACAGTAGCGCCAGCTAAGGTAGAAGATTTAAGCAAAAATGAAGTTGCTTATAGAGGATTTTCTACGACAGATTATACCAGTAACACTTATAATCTTTATAATTTTGAACTTGTAAAACAAGACATTATTAATCATTTTCATATTAGAAAAGGTGAAAAGTTAAGTGATCCGAGTTTTGGAACAATTATCTGGGATGCACTTTTTGAACCATTTACAGAAAGTCTTCGCCAGGCAATTTTAGAAGATGTAACTAAAATTGTAAATTATGATCCTAGGGTAAATCCAGTTAGAATTTTAGTCGATAGCTACGAAAGCGGAATACAGGTTGAGGCTGATTTAATATTCATTCCGTACAATTTACAACAAACTATGCAGTTTAGATTTGACCAAAGAGCTGGTCTATTAAATTAAACACGCACATAATCAAATCTAATAAATACATTAAATGTTAAGGATGGATAAATGTCAGTATCTGATAGGCAGAATAGACTTCTAATCAATCAAGATTGGAAGAGAATTTATCAAAGTTTTAGAAACGCAGATTTTCAAAGTTACGACTTTGACAACTTGCGTAGAACTATGATTCAGTATCTAAGAGAAAATTATCCAGAAGACTTTAATGATTATATTGAGACAAGTGAATATGTTGCACTTATCGATTTAATCGCATTTCTAGGGCAAAATTTAAGCTTTAGAGTTGATCTAAATGCACGTGAAAACTTTCTTGAAACAGCAGAGCGTAGAGAAAGCATTTTACGATTAGCTAGATTAGTAAGTTATAATCCTAAGCGTAATCAAGCAGCAAACGGATTATTAAAAATTGAATCAATCAAAACAACAGAAAATATCTTTGATAGTTCAGGATTAAACCTTAGTGGTTCTACAATAAGTTGGAATGATCCAAGTAATACATTATGGTTTGAACAATTTATTAAAATTCTAAATAATTCATTACCATTAAGTAACCCAATTGGCCAGCCTTTGAGGAGCGCAGATATTAATGGAGTACCTACAGAGCAGTATAAAATTAATTCTTTAAACACAGGTTTGCCTGTTTATAGCTTTAGTAAAAATATACAAGGTGTTAGCACTAAATTTGAAGTTGTATCAACTGCAATTAGCGGCAATCAAATTGTAGAAGAGCCACCGCTACCTGCTAACAATCCTAGTTTCTTATATAGAGACGACGGGCAAGGTGCAGGAAGTAGCAATACTGGGTTCTTTATGCATTTCCGTCAAGGCAAATTAGAACGCGGAGAGTTTAAAGTTGATAATCCTGTACCAAATCAAATAGTTGGCATTGATAGTACAAATATTAATAATTCTGATGTTTGGTTATACAGTCTTGATTTAAACGGATTTGAAAATGAACTTTGGACTAAAGTTGATGCTGTTGAAGGCAACAATGTAATATATAATAGTTTGCTAAAAAGTATTAGAAACATTTATGCAGTTAGTTCAAGGATAGAAGATAGAATTAACTTAATATTTGCTGATGGAGTTTTTGGCGATTTACCTAGTGGAAATTATAGAACATATTATAGAACAAGTGCTAATAGATTTTTAAATATTTCTCCTCAAGGTATGAATAATATTAATATTAAAATACCTTATGTGAGTAGAAGTAATACTAGTGAAACTTTAACACTTACAATGAGTTTAAAAGCTACAGTAAGTAATGCTGCTCCTGCAGAATCAAATGCAAGTATTAAACAAAATGCACCTGCAACATATTATACACAAAACAGATTAGTAACTGCTGAAGATTATAATATCGGACCTCTAGGAGTTAGTCAAGATATTTTAAAGGTTAAATCTGTAAATAGAATTTCTAGTGGTATTTCAAGATATTTTGATTTACGAGATGTTACTGGAAAATATAGTAATACAAATTTATATGCTAATGACGGTATATTATATAGAGAAGAATTTATAGACAAAGCTAAATTTAACTTTACAACTCAGACTGATATAGAAGGTGCTGTGTATAATACAATTCTTCCGATTATTAGAAACCCTAATATTAAGAATTTTTATTATAAAAATTATTCTAAGATTAATACTGTAGATCTTAATGCAACATGGAATCAAAAAACTAGCGGAACAAATGAGAATACTGGGTATTTTACAGATTTAGATAATTCAATATATCAAGTTGGATCATTTACTGCTAATAATTTACGTTTTGTAAAAAAGGGTACTATGCTAAAATTTATTGCTCCTGAAGGTTATCACTTTATGGCTGGGAATAAGTTAATGCTCGGTGCCCCAGATCATGTGGGCAGCAAGACATATATCTGGACTAGTGTAGTAACTGTAGATCGTGACGGTACTGATAACAGTAATCCAGTTGGCCCAATCTTCTTAAACGATAATGTTCCTAATGGATGCATTCTTACAGAAGTTAAACCTGTAATATCAAACACTTTAAATGACGATACTATATCACAGATTATAGATCAGACATTTGCATATAACGATTATGCTTTAAGATTTGATCAAAATGAAGGAGCTTGGAAAATTATATTAGAAGAAAACATTAATACAATTTCTAATTTTAATTTAGGCAAAGCTGGAAATATAAATGCACAAAATTTAGACTCTAGTTGGTTACTTTATTTTAAAACCAACGGAGAAAATTACGAAATTAGATATCGTAATTTAAGATATCTGTTTGAAAGCAAAGACGAAGTTCGTTTTTATTATGACAGCAGTGATAAAATTTACGATAGTAAAACAGGAAAACTTCTTAAAGATAAGTTAGATATCTTATCTATTAATAATAAGCCTGATAGTCTAGAACCTTTTACTAGAAACTTTACTTGGTCTGTTACTGACTCGTATAAAGATAAAAGCGGATATGTAGATACTAAAAAAGTTCAATTAGACTTTTATGATTCAGACGATGACGGAATTGTCGATGACATTGATTTGTTTGAAGAATTGATCGCACCGAGTGTAAATCAAATACAAAAATTTGTATTCCAAAAAAGATCGATTGGCAAAGAAGGTGTTGAAACTTTAACATACTTTGACAATTCTAATAATACTATTTTTACAGTTCCAGACGAGTCTAGTATTGGCGCATGGAGCCAATACGACGATAAGCAAGTTTTTTATATTTCTGAATTAGATATTTTTAAACAAATAGATAAACAGAATAACAGTTTTAAACTTGTTAGCGATTACAAAGCATTTGTAGGAAGAGATAACTTTAAGTTCCAGTATGTACATGTTGCAGATAGTAATCAAAGAATTGATCCAAGTGTAAGTAATATTATTGACACTTATGTTTTAACAAGGAATTATGATTCACAAACTAGACTATGGTTAAGTGGAGAACTTCCAGTTAAACCATTACCTCCGAGTAGTGATTTATTGTTCAGAACATACGGCAGCGAAATCAGCAAAATAAAGTCAATTAGTGACGAAGTTATATATCATCCAGTTAAGTACAAAGTACTATTTGGAGAGAAAGCTATTCCTGATTTACAAGTTGAATTTAAAATTATTAGAAATCTTGATCTAGTATTAAATAATAATGAGCTTAAATCTCAAGTAATTGAAAATATTAATAGATTCTTCAGTAGCGAAAACTGGGACTTTGGCGATACTTTTTACTTCCAAGAACTGAGTACATTTATAATGAATCAAATGGCTCCAAAGCTAGCAAGTATAGTGATTGTTCCTAAACAGTTAGATCAGTCTTTTGGAAGTTTATTTGAAATAAAATCCGAAGCTGATGAAATTTTTATTAGTGGAGCATCAGTAAATGATATTGATATCATTGATGAAATTACAGCTACAAAATTACAATCTAGCGGAAAAGTTATAAGTTCTGTATCAAGTACAAATACAGGCGTACAAAGTTCAAATAATACTACAACAAATATATCATCTAATAGCAACGGAGGCTATAGTTACTAATGGCTCAAAATGATTTAGTACCGCCAACACCTGGTAATAATAAAAGAAAATCTTCTAATTTACTTCCGAAATTTTTTAGAACAACTGCGAATGTTAATTTCCTACAAGCAACTGTTGATCAGTTAATACAAAATGGTGTCGCTGAAAAACTTTCTGGTTATATAGGGAGAACTACAGCCAAAGCTTACAATCCTGCTAATGATTATTATATAGGCGATATTTCAAAAAATAGAAAAGATTACCAGTTTGAGCCAGCAGCGGTAATTAAAGACGAATTAGATAATGTTAATTTTTATGCTGACTATAACGATTACATAAATCAATTAAGTACCTTCGGTGCTAATGTTGATGACCACAGCAGATTAAACAGTCAAGAAAGTTATGCATGGAATCCTAATATTGACTGGGATAAGTTTGTAAATTTCCGTGAATATTATTGGTTGCCAAATGGTCCTAGTACAATTGATATTAGAGGACAAAATTTAGAAGTTGAAAGTACATATACTATTGAAGTTGTTGAAGACGATAATAACTTTGCATATGTTTTTACACCTAACGGATTTACTAGAAATCCCACATTAAAACTATACAGAGGACAAACTTATCGCTTTGAAGTAGATGTTCCGGGACATCCTATTGCATTTGCAGTTAGTAGAAGCTTTACGCCAGGATCAGCTATTCTTACTGCTGGATCTGAAGGACTTCAAGGAGAAGGATTATTTGATGCAACCCTCTATGACGAACAGGGTGTAAGCTATGACATCGGCGATTTTATTATCTTACCATCAAACGGCACCGTAACATTTGAAGATGACGAAAATGTAAGTGAGTTATATCCGGATGGTATAAGAAAGTTAGGTGAAGAAGGCGAACAAGTAGCGACAATGTATCTTGAAAAAGGTACTATTGAATTTACTATTCCTATGAATGCTCCTAATAATTTATATTATATTTCAAAAAATGATGTGAATACTAGCGGACAAATGCGCATTTACGATATTGAAGAAAATACAGCAATTGATGTAGAAAACGAAATACTAGGTAAAAAAACTTATACAAGTGAAAATGGCATCACATTATCTAACGGAATGAAAGTACATTTTCAAGGTTTAGTAACTCCTGATGTTTATGCAGAAAATGAATGGTATGTTGAAGGCGTCGGTGATAAAATTAAACTAGTTTCAGAAAGAAACTTGATTATTCCAGCAGCTTATGCAGATAATTTATTAGTACCATTTGATAGTCAAGGGTTTGATAGATTGCCTTTTGGAAATTCAAGTAGCTATCCTAAAACAAAAGATTATATAGTTTCTAATCGTGCCAGTAAGGATAGAAATGCTTGGGCAAGATATAATAGATGGTTCCATAGAGATGTAATAGAAGAAAGTGCATTAATTAATGACATTTTGCCTGAAATTGATCAAGATGCTAGAGCTAAAAGACCTATCATTGAATTTGAAGCAGGTTTAAAACTTTATAACTTTGGTACATTTGCTAAAAAAGATATTGATTTAATTGACAATTTTACAACAGACGTGTTTAGTACAATTGAAGGAAGTATTGGTTATAATATCGACGGTATTGATATTACACAAGGTATGCGAATCTTATTTACTGCTGATACAGATGTTCTTGTAAAAAACAAAATTTACAAAGTTAATTTTATAACAGTACAAACCGCCGCCCAACGACAAATAAGTTTAATTGAAGAAGAAGACACTGATCCATTAGATCTAGAAACAGTCCTAGTAACACAGGGCGAAAAATTTGCAGGTTCGAGCTGGTTTTATAATGATAACGAATGGAAGATAGGACAAGCAAAAGAAACAAATAATCAAGAACCGTTGTTTGATCTTTGTTGTCCAAACGGAAATCTCTACGCCGACCTTAATATTTTTGATAGTAGTACATTTCAAGGAACAAAACTATTTTCTTATAAAAAAGGCGACGGGCTTAATGACGAAGAATTAGGATTTCCTTTAAATTATAGAAATATTGAAAATAGCGGCGACATTGAATTTGAGTTTAATCTTTTAACTGACTTTTTTACAGTTCAAACTGAAACAGATGTAATTACTGTTAGAACTGATACTGCAAATTTAAGAAAATACGAAGATAGAGATACATTCAATTATGTTAATGGATGGTCAAGTGCGCCTATTAAATCTAAACAGTATGTAGTTAAAGAATATATTTCGAGTGAAGATTTAAATAATTTCTTTGAAATTGATGTTTATAATCGTTCAGGAGACTTAACTGATCTTAAAGTTGTTGTATATATAGATAATGAATTTCAAATAAGATTAAAAGATTATGAAATTGACCGAATAAACAACGTTGCGTTTGTGAGATTTTATAAGCCTTTAGCAGAGAATAAAAAAGTTGTAATAAAAACAACAAGTGCAGTAGCAAAAAATAATAACGGATATTACGAGTTTCCACATAACCTTGAAAGAAATCCGTTAAATGAAAATATTGAAACATTTACTCTGGGCGAAGTTATTGATCATGTTGAATCAATGATACCAGAAATATCAAGTTTTGATGGTGTATATCCTGGTAATAGTAATTTAAGAGACCTCGGTGACTTAGATGTATTTGGAAGAAAATTTGTAAAGCATTCTGGATCTTTGAACCTTCCGATGTATCATACTATTAATCAAAACTTTAATATAATAAAGGCAATACGTTATACAAAAAGAGAGTATTCTAAATTTAAACGTCAATTAATAGCAGAATCTACTAATTCTAAATTCAGTGGTCCTATCAAAGATCATTTAGATTCTATATTACAAGAAATTAACAAAGACAAAGTTCCTCAGATGCCGTTTTATTTTTCCGATATGGCACCTTTTGGCCCTTCGAAAAAATTAGAATACGAAGTTTTAGACAGTGATAATCCTTTTTATGCAATATCACAAACATATACTAATAAAGAATTATCTCAGCGTGCTGTCTTAGTATATCTTAACGGCACCCAGCTAACATATAATACAGATTATAGTTTTACCGATGACGGATTTAGTTTAATCATAGCTGACAAAGCTCCAGGCGATGTAATTGAAATATACGAATATGAATCAACAGACGGAAATTTTGTACCTCCTACTCCGACTAAGTTGGGGCTATATCCTGCATACGAGCCAGAAATTTATTTAGACGATACCTATAGAGAGCCTGTAAAAATAATTCAGGGTCATGATGGTAGTAGAACATTAGCATTTAATGATTATAGAGACGACTTAATTTTAGAATTTGAAAGAAGAATTTATAATAATATTAAGCAATCGTATAATACAAATATTTTTGATATAAATGATTATGTCGGCGGATATTTTAGAAATACAGGTTTTACAAAACAAGATATAGATTCATCTGTTTTAACTGATTTTACTCAGTGGCAACAGCTAGTTGAAAGTGATTATACCGATAACAGTTTCTACGAAAGATCGGATCAATTTACGTTTAATTATTCTAATATGAGCGGCCCAAATGATGAAGTTTTGCCAGGTTACTGGAGAGCTGTTTATAAACAGGCTTATGATACTGACCGTCCGCATACACATCCTTGGGAAATGCTAGGATTTCCCATCAAACCTACATGGTGGAATGATGTTTATGGTCCGGCACCATATACAAGAAACAATTTAATTTTATGGGAAGATCTTGAAGAAGGTATTATTAGAGAACCTAACAAGCCTGTTATTAGGTTGCTTAAATATGCCAGAGACGGATTAACTAATCATATACCGGTCGATGCTCAAGGTAAATTGCTTAGTCCTTTAGCTAGCAGCTTTGCTAAAAATTATATTGCAAGTTATACAAGACAGAGGTTTGCATTCGGCGATCATGCACCTGTTGAAACTGCTTGGAAAAATAGTTCAGAATATCCATTTGCTCTCATCACAAGCTATTTGTTAAATCAACCTTCTAAAATATTTGGAATTGGCTTTGATGTTTCTAGAATTTCTAGAAACTTGTCTGGACAACTAATATATAGTGAAAGTGGAAAACAATTAGAATTAAAAGATCTAGTATTTCCAAATACATACACTGACGACAAACGAATATTAACAAGTGGGCTAGTGAATTTTCTTTATAATTATATCAGCGGATATGTAACTAAAGTATATGAAAATTATATAGACGAAGTTAAATTAATCAAAAATCAATTAGGATTTAAATTAGGCGGCTTTACTGAAAAGTCTAAATTAAAACTATTATTAGATTCTAGAACTCCTTATAATGAAGGAAATGTTTTTGTTCCTGAAGAAAATTATAAGATAGTTCTTAATACAAGTGCTCCTTTAGAAAAAGTTAATTACAGTGGTATTGTAATTGAAAAGGCTAATGCAGGGTTTATTCTTCGTGGTTATAACTTTGAATCACCGTTCTTTAAATATTTTGAATCAATACAAAAGTCACAAGATCCTACTATAGTAGTTGGAGGTGTAAGTGAGAATTTTGTAGAATGGCGTGCAAATAAACGATATACAAAGGGTATTATTGTTAATATTGGAAATGACTTTTATAGAGTTACTAATAATTTTACTTCGGGAGATGTGTTTTCTACAGAAAATTTAGCTATACTACCGGAAATTCCTGTAGAAGGCGGCAAACGTGCTCAACTCAGAAAATCCTTTAACAAAAGAGAAATTAAAAAACTCACTTACGGTACAATAATCCAAACCTCGCAAGAAGTTGTAGATTTTATATTAGGTTACGGTGAATATCTTAAATCTGTAGGGTTTGAATTTGAAGAGTTTGATATTGATTCAGGATATGTTAATAACTGGGTACAGTCTGCAAAAGAATTCTTATTTTGGACAACACAGAATTGGGCAGAAGGTACTGCACTAACTATTAGTCCAAGTGCTGAATATATCAAGTTCCAAAGAGATTTTGTTACTGTAGATAATCTATCTAACTTTTTCTATGACTACGGTTTAACTTTAAATGCTGACGGTCGTCAAATATCTGTAGATTTTAATCGTGTTGAGAGAAAAGACAACTCGTTTGGTATTAGACTTGCAAACACTGACGAAGGGCTGTATCATATCAGTCTTCCTATTGTACAAAAAGAACATGTTGTATTATTGGATAATAGGACTTCTTTTAATGATATTTTATACCAACCATTTAGTGGATATAAGCAAGACAGAATTAAAGTTGTTGGTTATAGATCCGATGAGTGGGATGGAACATTAAACGCTCCTGGATTTGTTTATGACGATGCAAAAGTTGTATTATGGGAACCATGGAAAGACTTTGGTATTGGAAGTTTAGTAAAGTATAAAGAATTTTATTATATAGCAATTGACAAAGTCACCGGTTCGGAAGTCTTTAATTCTAAAGATTGGCAGAGTATTAACGAAGTACCAGAAAACAGATTACAAACTAACTTTGATTATAGAATTGGGCAGTTTGCAGATTTTTATGATTTAGACAGTGACAACTTTGATACAGAACAGCAGAAATTAGCGCAGCACTTGATAGGATATCAAAGTAGAAACTATTTGTCTAATATTATCAACGACGATGTTAGCCAATATAAATTTTATCAAGGCATGATAGCAGATAAAGGTACTAGAAATGCAATAGACAAGTTATTTGATGCATTAAACAGTGCTGATAAAGATAGTATAGATTTCTATGAAGACTGGGCAATAGAAGTAGGAAGATATGGAGCAACAAATAAGATATCAGAACTTGAAGTTGTTTTAAATGAAGAGCAATATCGACTAGAGCCACAGCCTGTAGAACTAGTATATAATTTGCCCGAAGCATCGAACACTGATTTAGTTTATAGACAGTTACCTCATCAAATTTACGAAAAGCCAGAAGATTATGATAGTAATCCTTTACCGACAAAAATAATAGACGAAGAATATATTAAAACTTCAGGTTATGTTCTAGACGAAGAAGTTAAATTTAGAGTTACACGAAAAAGTGATCTAAACAGGCTTAACAGTAATCGTTTATTAAAAGATGATTACGTTTGGGTAGTAAATGACGAAAACAGAAATTGGTCAGTGCTGCAACTTACCGACACCGCATATAAAATCGACGGCGTTTTTGAGATAAGACCAGGAGTTTCAGAAACACAATCACCTGCACAAATAAGTTTAATTTTAAATCGTTGGCCTCAGGAATATTTTAATGTAGGAGATTATATCGGTGTTGTTAATGGCGATACAAGAAATCTTCCTGCGTTTTATAAAATTATCGAAGTAACAAGAAATGAATTAGTTATTGAAATACCTTACAACAGGCCGATACCTGAAGAATTAGATCTTGATCATGAAACTATTTTAAATCTTCCTATAATATTATTAAGGGATGTTAGAGTTCCAGATGTTACTAAAGGAAACGAATTATTACAGCAGTATAAATCAGAAAATCAACGACTATGGATTGATAGTTATGACGATAACTGGGCAGTAATAGAAAATAGTAGAGTATTTGGGTTTATAAGTCAAATTTCAAATCCAAATATTGAAGATAGTACAGACCATTTCTTTGGTAAAAATTTAAGTGTAACAGAAAATAATAAAACTCTTGCTACAGGTGTGCCGGGATATTTCAACGGTAAAGCGTTTGTCTATAGAAGAAATAACGACACATATAACTGGAAGCTAGAAGAAGAGATATTACCACCTCGAGAACTTTCGTCTAGCGATAGTGCCGAACTTGATTTTGGCTATGCAGTTGAATTGAGTCCCGACGGTGAGTATATGTTTGTTAGTACTCCTAGTGCAACAAATATTCCTACAAGATATAAAGGTGATTTTGTCGATACTCAATCATATGAGAAAAACGATATAGTCAAATATAAAGAATCGTTGTGGAAAGCAACTAGAGAAATTATACCGGCAATTGATGCACAACCTTTCTCAAGTTATAATAGTTATTACGATATTAATCAAGAAGAAGACAGTGATAGCACTTTAATTACATTGCTATTAACAGGCAATCCTGGACTACCTAATATTACTGATACAGATCACATCTTAGTAAGAGTTCCGAAATTAACATACTTGGGAGCTAAAACAAGGGCAGAGTACGGAGCAGGAGACAAAATAGTTTTACAATATAACGAAGTAAGTATATCTCATGGTAATGAAATATCTAATCCGCCGTGGCAGGGTTCAACTACTTCGTCATCGAGTGATATAAGTGGTAGTTTCGAAGTACAAGAAAAATTCGATCAAGTATTCGTAGTTAGGCCCTATGTTAGTATTCCGCAAAATGGAGATATAATATCAACACTAACTGGTTCTGCAACTGTCGTTTATACAAAGTCACTTGAAGAAGGATTAGTAATTTATGCCAAAGATCAAAACGGTGAGTTTGACTTAACAGGTAATCTGTTTAGAAATGCAGACGAAGTCTTGATAGGACCTTATAGTATTGAAAGAACAGAAAACTTTTTAGATTCACTTGGTGGATTCTTACTTTTAAATGTTCCTGAATATGATAATGGTGATGTTTGGTATGATACAGGCAAAGGGTTAGTATTCCAAGACTTTATCCTTGCAGAAGATACTAGAGATCCAAATAACTATACTAACTCTAGCACCCTAGCTAGTAATGTTGGAACTTATACAGGAGTTAGGAATCAGGCATCACAAGCATTCAGTTTAACTTATCAAGGTAACCCTTTTGATGTCTCAGGAACGTATAGATCTAATTTACTAGTAATTAGAGCAAGTGACGACTATAACGATACACAAATTGACAATCTTGTAAATGTTAGATTTATTGATACAGAAGATAATCTAATAGACTTTGCTTCAGCTGGGTTTAAAAGTAAAGAATATATAAATTCAGAATTTCCAGTAAAATATATATGGGACGGATTTATTGATTTTACCTTTAGCGAGTTTGATTTCTCAGGCAATCCGTTTGAATTAACTCCTCGCTATCAAATTGATCTTGCTGGAAATATTACAGACAACGGTTACGGAGATATTATCACTGATAAGCAAACACCAGTTGATGAATTCGGCGGCCTTTCTTTAAATACTTTCACAACTAGTGTTGCAGAAGTTCTATGGTACAAAAGAGAATTTAATAATGTTAGGGTATATATTAGAAACATATCAGGTAATTGGGGGTTAGCTGGCGCCACAATTTCTAAATACGAAATTACACGCAGGGGCAATTATACAAATCCGGAAGGTATTGTTGTGCGTCCAGGAGAAGTTAATAGAGACACAGGCATCTTAGATTTACAAGAAAACAATGTCTCAATCAACGGCAATTTTGGAATAGGCAAGCTGCTTGTTTTAGAAACCCCTGAAGATTTTGATTTAGTTGATAATCCAGAAATTGTTGATGAAGAATATTGGTTAATACAAAAGCAAGTAATTATAGGGGAATCAAGATCAGCAAATTATCCTGATAGTGCAAATAAAGATTATAATCAAGTTTATAATGTAAATGTAGATGAATTTGGTACAGATACATATGACGGCGGAGCATTATCAATATATCGTAAAGATTCTAATAATACTTTCCAATATGTTAAATCTATTGTTTCTCAAGATAGAGATAATGGAAGAGGTTTCGGAAATAAAATTTCTGTAGCAAAAACTGGTGAGAGATATTATAAAATATTTGTAAGTGCTAGAGGTAATACTACTTTTGGCAATAGCGGAAATATTGAAATTATTGAGCATGGTATTAAAGATAGTGATCTAGAATCGTTTAAAGGAAAATGGAATCAAGATGCACAATACAATACAGGCGATATTGTAGAAAATTTAGGACTTTATTATCAAGCTAAAACATTTGTTCCTAGTTCAGATGTCGAATTTATAAGTGTTAGATCTCCAGAATACTGGAATGATATAAGTTTCAAATATAATATTGATGAAAATTATAGAGGAGCGTTTGATAAAAATTATCCATACTTTGAAGGTAACATTGTTAGTGAAATCGGAGTAGATAGTTCAAATCAACGACTTTATAGAGCAAAAACAAACATTGCATCAGGTAAGGATTTTAAATCTTCTGAATGGAGTTTAATAACCGACGGCGTAGATTATATTGGTTATTTGCCTAATGATACTGGTGTTGCATATTTTGATTTTGATATGTTTGATCAAGACCGATCTTACCTACAAGGCGAATTAGTAATTTGGGAAAACAGTGTTTATAGTGCTGCTAGAGATATTACACCTTCGAGCGATACTTCTAGTAGAGGATTTACAAGAACGAATTGGACCCTTGAAAGAGATGCTAGAGACGAAGCTATTTTCAATCCAAGTACTAATATACTACAGTTTGCAAAGTCTTTTGATGTTAATAAAAATGGTGATGTACTAGTAGCAAATTGTGTATTATCATCAGACAGTTCTCCCGAAGTAGTTGTTTTAATTTACAGAAGTGTTAAGGATAAATTCTATCTTGATCAAATACTTAGAACTAACTCCAACGAAACAAACACAGGGTATGGACATAGCATAAGCATAAGTCCAGACGGAATGACAGTAATAGTTTCAGAACCGTGGAGTGATACTAAGAAATTAGATCAAGGTGAAGTGTATGTGTATAAACAACAAAATGGAAAATTTGCACATGTACAAACATTGTACAGCCCTAGAAATGAACAAACTGAAAAGTTTGGATATACTGTTGTTTCAGATAATAATAGAGTAGTAATAACAAGCTTAAATGGTGATTTAGAAAATATCACTTCTTTTGATGAAAATAGCGGAAACGAAACTACGTTTGATGGTGCATTTACTACATTTAACAATGTAAATTACGATAGTGGTGCAATATATGTATTTGAAGATGTTAATGGAAAATATCTATATGCAGAAACATTATCTAGACAAGATCCAGTAGATAACGGCATTGAATATCTAGAAAACGATAGCTTCTTACTAAGTCCTAACTTGTTCTTCGTAGGAGAAAATCTATTTTTACAAAGCAATCACATTTATATAGGTATGCCCAATATAGAAATTACTGATAATTATGAAGGTTCGATTATTGATTATGTAAAAAACCCTCAAAAACAGTCGTGGAACATTGTTAGAAGTGCAATTACTCCTGTAGATATAGAAAAAATAAAAGGTGTGTTTCTTTACAATAAAAGAACTAACAACTTATTAACATATCTTGATTATATTGATCCTGTACAAGGAAAAATTGCAGGACCTGCTGAGCAAGAACTATCATTTAAAACACCATATGATCCAGCATCATATAATTTAAGTTCAGATCTTACTTATTATTCTCCTGATAAAACTTGGGGCGAAGCACAAGTAGGTCAGTTATGGTGGGATATTGGCCAATCAAGAGTGTTATATCCTTACCAAAGTGAAATCACAAGACAGGTTAATAATTTTAATAAAATTGTTCCTGCAACTACTATTGATGTTTATGAATGGGTCGAAAGTGATAAATTACCTAGCGAATGGGATCAACTAGCCGACTCCGAAGAAGGATTAAGACAACAAATCAGCGGTGTAAGTTTATATGGCGATGCAACATATGTTTCTAAGACAAAATATGAAGCTACTACTGGAACATTTATTCCAAAATTCTTCTTCTGGGTAAGAAACAAGGTAGTAGTGCCGAGCATACCAAACAGAAAAATTTCTGCTGCTGATGTTGCTGGATTAATAAAAGATCCAGCAGCTAGTGGATATCGTTTTGTAAGTCTATTAGGATCTAATAAATTTGCAATACACAATTGCAAAAGTTTTATAAATGATAATGATGTAGTATTAAACATTCAGTGGCTTTCAGGCCCAAATGTAGAACAAAATTCTCATACACAATATCAAATTATGAGCGAAGGATTAGAGTCTGATAAATTAAACTCTAATATTGAGCGCAAATGGTTTGATAGTCTAATAGGATATGACGAAAACCTACAAGTTGTTCCTGATATTAACATAAGTCCTAAGTATCGTTATGGAAATAGATTTACTCCTAGACAGAGTATGTTTGTTAATAGAGAAGAAGCATTAAAGCAAGTAATTGAAAGAGTTAATTTAGTTTTAAAACAAAACATTATTATTGACCTTTATGATATTAGTGATCTTTCTAGCAAACAGGAACCGCCGTCAGTAACAGAAAACTTATATGATACTGCTATTGATACATTAGATGAATTACAGTTTGTTGGTATTTCAAAAGTTACTCCTGCTAAACTTACTCCGATAGTTACAAACGGCAAGATTACTAGAATTGAAATCGAAGATTCTGGCAGAGGTTATAAAGTTGCTCCGTCATATACTATTAATGGAGTAGGTGAAGATGCACAAATTGAAATAACAATAAACAATTTAGGTCAAGTTACTGATATTGATGTAATTGATCCTGGCAAAGGTTACACCGAAGCTACAACTATTAGTGTAAGACCTTTTAGTGTTTTAATTAATTCTGATAACAGTGTATATAACAAATGGTCAATATATCGTTTAGGCGAAAATAAAGAATGGTTTAGGTATCAAGTACAAGAGTTTGATACATCTATCTTCTGGGACTTTGAAAACTGGTATGCCTCTGGATATAACGAATTTACAAAAATAAATTATACATTTGACGAAAGTTATGAACTACAAACTAATCAAATCAATATAGGTGAAATTGTTAAAATTAATAATATTGGTACAGGCGGATGGTTATTGCTTAGAAAGGTAGCAAACGAAGTTACTGAAGATTATACTATCAATTTTGATACTATTGGCAGACAAAACGGTACAATACAGCTATCAAGTGCATTGTATGATTTAGAAAATAATAATACCGGATACGACAATAGAACTTACGATAGTTTCTTTTACGATAACCAGCCT